CTCCGACCGTAAAGCTCAGCCCTGGCAGGAACTGCTCCTCGAAGATATCATGGCGGTAAACGAGGACGGGCTGTGGGTGCATATGAAGTTCGGATGGAGCATCCCCCGACGAAACGGAAAGTCAGAACTTCTCATTATGCGCTCGGAATATGCAGTTTCCCACGATGAGCGTGTGCTGTATACCGCTCACCGAACCACAACATCCCACAATGCATGGGAAAAGGTCATTGAGAGACTCACAAAGGCGGGCTTCGTCGAGGGTGTGGACTTCAAGACTACCAAGCAGATGGGACTGGAGCATATCGAATGGCTCAAAGGCAGCGGAGTTATAAACTTCCGTACTCGTTCAAGCAAGGGCGGTCTGGGTGAGGGCTACGATCTGCTCATCATCGACGAGGCTCAGGAGTACACTGCCGATCAGGAGAGCGCTCTCAAATACGTTGTCACCGACAGCAGGAATCCGCAGACGCTTATGTGCGGTACGCCACCGACTGCCGTTTCTTCGGGTTCGGTGTTCCAGAAGTACAGGCAGAACACTCTCACAGGCAAGAACGAGGATTCGGGATGGGCTGAATGGTCTATACCTGAGCTGACCGACGCTCATGATCCTGAGCTGTGGTATGAGACGAATCCGTCACTGGGATATATCCTCAGCGAGCGTACTATCCGTGATGAGTTGGGCGACGATCAGGTAGATGATAACATCCAGCGTCTCGGCCTGTGGCTGACATACTCGCAGAAATCTGCTATCAGCCGCAAGGAGTGGGACAGCTTTATGATACAGAATTCCCCTGTACTTGCCGACAGCAATATCTTTTTCGGCATCAAATTCGCAAAGGCTACCGAAAATGTATCAATGGCGGCGGCGGTAAGAACTGCCGACGGTAAGATATTCGTCGAGGCTATCGACTGTCGTTCTGTCCGTGACGGCAACAGCTGGATGATCGCTTTTCTGCGGAATCCTCATGCTGTTCAGGCAGTTATAGACGGAGCAGGCAATCAGGAAATTCTCAGGCAGGAAATGGAAGATGCATCGGTGAAATGTACTGCTATCCTCCCGAAAGTTGAGGACGTTGTGCAGTCGAACGCACTTTTTGAAAAGAATTTATTTGAGGGCATCATCTGTCATCGGGGACAGCCTGCACTTGCTCAGGCGGCATCCAACTGCGAACACCGAGCTATCGGAAGCAGAGGCGGATACGGTTATACATCCATTCTGAAAGGCGCTGATGTGTCGCTTCTGGAAGCTGTATCTCTTGCTCACTGGGCCTGCGCCAACCATAAGGAAGTCAGGGAGCAGATAATCTATTACTAAGGAGGTAAACATGAGCGATATCGAAAAAATAAACAGGTTCACTCGCAGAGAGTTCACGGAGGATGAGCTGTATATTTTCCCTGTGAAGCTGTGCGACAATGCCATAGACCGTGACGGTGAGCGATTTTCCGACAAGGCGCTTGAAGAACTGAAAACGCTTTTTGTCGGAAAGACAGGCATTTTTGACCATGACCCACGTGCAGGCAATCAGGAAGCGAGGGTATTCGATACGGAGGTGATTTCCGAAAATAAGACCACTTCCGACGGCCGTCCTTACAAGTACCTGAAAGCAAAGGCATACATGGTGCGGAATGCCGCCAATCAGCCCCTTATCGACGAGATAGACGCAGGCATCAAAAAGGAAGTCAGCGTCGGCTGTTCAGCCCGTAAGAAGATATGCTCCGTATGCGGTGCGAATGTCTTTGAGCAGGGCTGTTCTCACGTTAAGGGCAAGGAGTACGGAGGTAAGCTGTGCCATTATATCGTTGATGATATCAATGATGCCTACGAATTCAGCTTTGTTGCTGTGCCTGCACAGATAAATGCAGGTGTCACAAAGAAATATATCCCGAAGGAGGAAAAATCAATGGATTTCACACCTATCAACACTCAGGAGGAACTGGATGCGGCTGTTAAAACTGCGGTAGATGCGGCAGTTGCCGAGACCGAAAAGAAGTTCAGCGGCTGGCTCTCTCCCGAATCTGCGGCTGTTCTCACGAAGGAGCGTGACGACCTCAGCGCCGAGAATACGGTCTGCAAGGCTAAGGTCATGAAGATGCAGATCGCCGCTGAAAACGGCATCCCTCTCGAACTTGCTGAGAACATGGCAGGCGATTCCGAGGAGGATATCCGCAAGGAGGCGCAGAAGTTTGCGAAATATCTCACTTCACGCAAGGTTCAGCCAACTCCTAAATCAACAGGCGATGCGCCTTTCGCAAACTCCAAAAATAACGCTCAGCTTGAAATGCTGAGAGAACTCAGAAATAACTAAGGAGGAAAACTCATGGGAACTACTACTTCAACAGGTACACTTTTCAAGCCCGAACTTGTCACTGATATGTTCAGCAAGGTCAAGGGGCACTCCACACTTGCAAAGCTCTGCGGCTTTACCCCTGTTCCGTTTGCAGGTACTGACACATTCGTTTTCTCGATGGACGGTGAAGCATCCATCGTCGGTGAGGGCGGCAACAAGCCTGCCGGTAATGCTGAACTCGGCACTGTTACCATCAAGCCTATCAAGTTCGTTTATCAGCACAGAATAACCGATGAATTTGTGAAGATGTCCGAGGAAAAACAGCTTCCCTACCTTGATGCATTTTCCGACGGATTTGCAAAGAAGATGGCGAGAGCGCTGGATATTGCGGCTTTCCACGGTGTAAACCCTGCTGACAATGCCGCCTCAGCCATCGTAGGCAATAACTGCTTTGATACTGCGGTAACTTCCACTATCACATATGACTCTGCCGCTCCCGATGATAACATCGACAGCGCCGTTGCTCCCATCCAGACGGCTGACGGTATCGTGACAGGTATCGCAATGTCACCTGCCTTCGGCTCGGCTCTCGGCGCTATGAAAACAACCGATTCAAACCTTTCGATATATCCCGAATTCCGTTTCGGTGCAAATCCCGAAAACTTCGGCGGCATGGCCTGTGATATCAACAATACGGTCTCATTCGGCAACAGCCTTGACCGTGCCATCGTCGGAGACTTTGCAAATGCTTTCCGCTGGGGCTATGCCGAGAATGTGACATTTGAGACTATCGAATTCGGTGATCCTGACGGCCTCGGCGACCTCAAGCGCAAAAACCAGATCGTCCTCAGAGCCGAGTGCTTCGTGGGATGGGGCATCCTTGATGCGTCCTCATTCACACGTATCGTGGCAACAGCATGATCTACCGCAACAAGAAAAACGGCGCTGTTATAGATATCCCCTCCAAGCTGATATCGCCTGACTGGGAGGATATCAGCGGCAGTGCCGACAAGGAGGGCAAAGCAGATGAAAGCAGTGTACGCAAGCGTAAGCGACATAACAGCGCTGGGAATAAGTCTGCCAGCTCAGCAGCAGCAGGCGGCGGAGATACTGCTTGAAACCGCTTCGGCTAAGCTGAGGCTGGAAGCGGTAAAATACGGCTCTGATATAGATGATCTGATAGCCGATGAAAAGAACGGCGAGGACTATGGACTGACGGTGAAAAACATCGTTGTTCAAGCGGTGGTAAGGGCGCTGGATGCCATTTCCGACACCGCTCCTGCCGTTACTCAGGCTTCACAGTCCGCTCTGGGATACAGCGCATCCATGACTTATCTCAATGCAGGTCAGTCACTGTACTTTCTGCGGAATGAATTGAAAGAACTGGGGCTTTTCTGTCAGGTATACGGCGCTCTGGAGGTGTACGGAAGTGCAGATGATAAAGGGAACTGACATACAGCTCATAACCGAAAACGGTGCTGAAACCGTCAGCAATGTCCTTATCGGCGAACCGTCCGAGGCTGAACTCATCGGGCACAGGATACCTGCTTACACACTGGCGATACCTAAAACCGATGCACATGACTGGCTTGACAGGAAGGTGATATTCTTCGGAAACACCTTCCGCACCATCGGGCATCCTCAGCAGGGCATGGACGAAAATATCCCTCTCTGCTGGAATAAAAAGGTACGTGCCGAGCTTCTTCTCACCAACGGCAACTGCACAATCTACGAAAAGGACAGCTTGCAGAGACACAGCTATATGGGCGTTCTTATCAGCGACATCAGAGGCGAACATACGCTGAAAAACGGCGATCAGCAAAAGGGCGGACTGAAAGTATATATCTATGCGGTCAACTGCACAGACTACTATATCCCGAAAGCAGGAGATATTATCGTTCCGACGGACTGTCGGTTTGAATTTGATACCTCGGATCAGCAGTCGGCTTCGGAGAGTATGGCGGAATTCCGCAGAACAAACAAGGCTTTCGCTGTTGTGAAAGAGACTGCTCAGCATTATAACGGCAGACTGCCCGATATCGAGGTGAGCGCATGATACAGCCGAATAATATTATAATCAGCGTCGGCGGAATGAGGACTATGCTCCGCTGGAACAGAAATTTCGGAGCTTTGCAGACTGCAAGGTTCAGGGCGGCGCAGGCATATATCGACAGAGAATGTGTAAAGCGCATGACTCCTTTTGTTCCTGTTGCACTTCCGAAATACCGCAATGCAGGAAAACTGCTCCGCTCGGTGAAGATCGTTTCGCCGGGACGGATATATTTTCTTACAGATCACAGCAGATACGCATATTACATCCGCTCCAACCACAAACACGGCGGAAATCCACAGGGACAGCGCCTCTGGTTCGAGCCGATGAAACGTCAGCACAAGGGAGCGATACTACGTGGAGCGGCGGCAATTGCAGGAGGACGGGCAGGATGAACATAATCGAAGCAGTCAGGGCGCTCCTGTTAGAGTTCCCGAAAATAAGCGACGTTGTGGGAGAGGTGCATATAGATTTCACTGATCCCGAACCAACGAGCTACGGACTTTCATCAACTGACGATTCGCTGATAAAAGAGGACATTCTGGGCGATCAGCTGAGACAGCACACGTTCATGCTGTACACAACGTACAGTTCCATGAATGACTATGAGCGCCTTTCCAACAGCACCGCACTCACAGAGCTTGGCATCTGGCTGGGAAATCAGAAGAATGTTCCGACAGACAGCGGACGAATAACGAAAATAACCACAGGGAGCGGAATGCTCATTGCAGTTCCGCAGGAAAACGAATTTGACGGCGTACAGTATCAGTTACAGATAATTGCCGAATATACTCTGGAGGAGTGAAAAAATGAAGAAGATAGTATTTGACGAAGGATACAGAACATATCAGGTGGGCGACAGTGACCGTGTTATCAAAGTAAGGCTCGATCCCGATCTGATGAAGCGTCTCAGGGATGCCGAGGACGCAATATCAGGAATGAGTGAAAGGCTGGAAAATGCTTCTGCCGATGAGCTGACTGAGATCAGCAATGAGATAAAAGGGATCTTCAATGATGCATTCGGTACAGATGTCTGCACACCTGCCTTTGACGGAGCGAATATTTTCACTCTTGTTGACGAGGACAAAATGCTTTTCCAGTCATTCTTTGAAGCGTTCATCCCCATCCTGAAAGAGGATATTGAGGCGCTCACCAATAAAAATAAACAGCCTCGCCCCGAAGTGCAGGCATATCTGAAAAAGGAAAGCTCAATGCCCGACCTCAGCAAGCTCCCGCCTGAGAAGCTGGCGCTTTTAGAGCAGTTCCTGGCATGATAGGTCAGCTTCCGAGATACCTTGAAATAGGCGGAAAGGAATACCCTATCGACAGCGATTTCCGCACTATGCTGAATATCTATGCGGCTTTCAATGATCCTGAACTGACTGCTGAGGAACAATGCTTCATATGCGTCAATAACCTGTTTGAGGACTTTTCGGCGATCCCGCATGAGCATATTCAGGAGGCTGTTGAAAAGGCTTACTGGTTTGCAGGCGGCGGAGATATCCCCGAAGAAAACGTCAGCCCCGTGAAGATCATTGACTGGGAACAGGATGAGCGCATCATCTTCCCTGCTGTCAACAAAGCCGCAGGATATGAGACACGTTCCGTACCGTATATGCATTGGTGGACGTTTCTCGGACTTTTCGGCGAGATCGGCGAGGGCCTGCTGTCACAGGTATTGCATATCCGTCAGAAAAAAGCTAAAGGCAAAAAACTTGAAAAATGGGAACAGGAGTTCTGCCGTGACCACAGAGGCATGGTGGAGCTGAAAACCAAATACACCAAAGAAGAACTGGCAGAGCAAGAAAAACTCAAAGCTCTGCTTGATTAGGAGGAATTATCATGAGCGTAAAAGCTGAAAGAAAATATCTTGCACACTACATTGATGTGAATCCGCTGGGCGATCCGTCAAAGGCTGTGACAGACACCACAAATTATATCCGTCTCGGCAAAGACCTTGAGGAATACACAGAAAATCTCAATCCCGATGTAAGCACACAGAAGAATATCCTCGGCGAGAACAATGTCATTCATAACGGCTTCGATGTAAGCTCAGAAGTTGACCCGTTCTACGTCCGCCTTGACAATGACACACCTGAGGAGCTTGCCGAAAAGCTGATGTATATTGCAAACGAGCGTCTCACAGGCACAGGAACTCAGACAACAAAGGTCGATGTCCTTGTTGACAGCACAGGCAACGTTCTCTGGGCATACCGTGAGGATGTAGTCATTGCGCCAAGTTCCGTAGGCGGTGACACTTCGGGTGTGAAGATCCCGTTCAGCATCTACAATGACGGCGGCAGAGTCAAGGGTACATGGGATACATCCACAAAGACTTTCACTCCTGCATCAGATCAGCCTGATGACAGCGGTGACGGTGACAATCCCTGAAAGACAGTAAATAAGAGATGGGCGGAGTATATCCGCCCTTTTCTTGCAAAGGAAGTGAGATAAATGGCCGCAGACGGCTTTCTGAATTTTGATACACGGATAAATACAAGCGGATTCCAGACCGATACAAAGAAGATAGGCGGCGGACTTAAAGGCCTTATATCGCAGTTCCGTGGACTTGGTGCGGCTATTGCGGCGGCTTTCAGTGTAAGGGCTGTAACAGTTTTCGGAAAAAAACTCATAGAGACTGCCGCAGAAGTAAAAGCGGCTAATGCTCAGTTTGAGCAGACTTTCGGTACATTGCAGACTGCCGCCGAGGATGCCATGCAGAGAGTTGCGGATGCAAGCGGTATCATGGTGGAACGCCTGAAAAGTTCCGGCACGCAGATATATGCATTTGCAAAAGCTAACGGTATGGAATCGGTTCAGGCGCTTGACATGATGGAGGAAGCCTTGCAGGTCGCCGCAGACAGCGCCGCATACTATGACCGCTCGCTTGAAGAAACCACACAGACATTGCGTTCATTCCTCAAAGGCGCATATATGAACGATGCCGCTCTCGGTGTATCAGCTACGGAAACTACCAGAAATGCCGAGGCAATGAAGCTGTACGGCAAGTCATTCAGAGAGCTTTCGGAAGCTCAGAAACAGCTCACGCTCCTGCAAATGGTCAAGGATGCCAATGACCTTTCGGGAGCAACAGGACAGGCGGCACGTGAAGCTGAGGGCTGGGAAAATGTCCTCGGCAATCTGAAAGAAACATGGCGGCAGCTTATGGCAGTTGTGGGACAGCCTGTGCTTCATATCGCTGTTGATGCCGTTAAGGAACTGACGGCAGCGCTGACTGTACTGCTCGAAAAAGCAAGAGCGGCTGTAAGCGTTCTCACTGAATTATTCGGCTGGGAAGACACAAGCACTGAATCTGTGGCGGTCAATATTTCCGAATCCGCAGACTATCAGGAAGATCTGACAACTGCCGTCGGAGAAACTGTGGAGAATCAGCAGAAGTCCCTTGAAATAGAGGAAAACAGCCTTGCAAACTTCGATCAGATCAACACAGTAACAACAAAAACAGCAAAAGAGACCGAGCCTGAACCTGCGGCTGAAAAGCCTGCGGAAACGGTTCATGCGGCTGTTGTTCCGACAGCTGCGGACAAGGATATCAAAAAGACCGCAGACAAGCTCTCAGACAGGCTCAGCACGTTCATAAAGCCCGTTCAGCTTGCATGGGAGGATAATTCCCCACAGCTTATTGCAAACGCTAAGAGAGCCGCTGAGACGGTCAGGGACTTGTTTGCATCCATCGGTGACAGCATTGCAGAGGTCTGGACAAACGGAAGCGGTGAGCGGTTCGTCGGAAATATCATCACGCTGTTTTCGGACGTTCTCGGAATCATCGGTGATGTCGCTCAGGCACTGAAAAACGCATGGGATGATGGCGGCAGAGGTACAGCGCTGATACAATCCTATGCAGACCGCTGGAATGCTTTCCTTGAACTTATCCATGCAGTTTCACAATCGTTCAGAGATGCATGGAATGACGGCACAGGCGAGAAAATATTTGCGAATATCCTTGACATTCTCACCAATATCAACAACGTGTGGGCGAATCTCCGCACACAGTTCACCGAAGCATGGACGGAAAACGAAAGAGGCACACGGATATTCAGCGCCATCCTCGGCATTGTAAACAGTATTCTCGGAACGGTCGGACGAATAACGGGGGCAACTGCGGAATGGGCAAAAAGCCTTGATTTTGCACCGCTCCTTGACAGTATCGGCGGACTGCTCGAAGCTGTTGAACCGCTTACGGACAACATCGGCGACGGACTTGCATGGTTTTATGAGAATGTTCTGCTCCCATTGGGAAAATGGACGCTTGAAAAGGCTGTGCCGACGTTCATTGACCTGCTTTCAAGCGGATTGAAAGTTCTTGATTCGGTCATCACTGTATTAAAACCGATGGCTGTATTTCTCATTGATTCGTTTCTGAAACCCCTTGCGGCATGGACAGGCGGAGTGATATTATCAGTTCTCGAAAGTCTTTCAACTGCCCTCAGCAAACTCGCCGACTGGATAAAGGAGCATCAGACACTGCTGAGCGATCTGGTCATCGTTATAGGTTCTGTTGCGGCGGCGATAGGTATTGTTCTCGGCGCTCAGGCGATAGGCGGACTTATAGCACAGCTTCCGATAATTCTTGCTCAGATACTCACTCAGACAGCGGCACTCATAGCCTATGCGGCGGCATGGATAGCGGCAAACGCTCCTATAATTGCAGTCACAGCGGCTTTAGCGGCGGTCATTGCAGTTGGTGTCCTCCTGATAAAGCACTGGGACGAGGTAAAAGCCTTTGCGATCGGTGTATGGGATGAGATACAGGCAAGGCTCTGGAATTTCTTTGATAATGTAAAGGAAATATTCAGCGGCATAGCGAAATTCCTATCCGATATCTGGAACAGCATCAAAAAGACTTTTTCCGAAGTCGGCGACTGGTTCAAAGCGCAGTTTACCAAAGCATGGAACAACATCAAAAGCGCATGGAGCAATGCAGTCAGATGGTTCAGTGATATCTGGTCAGCCATCAAGCAGGTTTATTTCGTTGTCGGAAACTGGTTCAAGGAGCAGTTCAGCACTGCATGGAAGAATATCGTTGAGGCTTTCAGCGGCATGAAGAACTGGTTCAGTGACCGCTGGAACGAAGTAGTCAGCATTTTCTCTGTTGTCGGCACATGGTTCGGTGACAGATTCCGTGAGGGATGGAACAGCATCACATCCGTTTTCGACAATGTTCACGGCTATTTCTCCGACAGACTCAGCGACATCCACAATATTTTCAGCGGCATCGGTGACTGGTTCGAGGAAAGATTCCGCAATGCATGGGACAGGGTAAAAAATGTCTTTTCAGGTGTCAGGGACTTCTTCAGCGGTCTGTGGTCTGACGTTTCAAACGGTGCAAGGGACGGCATAAACTGGGTAATTGACAAGCTGAACAGTTTGTTATGGCGCTTGCAGGACGGAATAAACAATATTGTCAACAGTCTGAATTCGGCGCTTTCAATACATATTCCCGATAATGTCCCTGTTATCGGCGGTGCAAATTTCGATCTCGGACTTCCGAACGTCCACATCCCTCAGATACCGTATCTTGCACAGGGTACGTATGTGCCTGCGAATTACGGCAATTTCCTCGCTGTACTGGGTGACAACAAGCGTGAGCCTGAAATAGTCTCGCCTGTGAGCAATATCGAAAATTCGGTGCGTAAGGTGATACGTGAGGAAAGCGGAGGAAATCAGCCCATAACCGTTGTCTGCGTTCTGGACGGCAGGGAGATAGGCAGAGTTGCTGTCAATGCCGTGAACCGTGACAAGGCTCTGAGAGGAGGATAATGCATGAGACCTATAATAAGCATAAACGGCACAGCTCCGAAGATAGAGCCGCTTAAATGCGTCATAACCCGAAGTGATCTGTATTCCGATTCAACAGGACGTTCTGCCGAAACAGGGCGGCTTCTGCAATATCCTGTCCGAATGGGACTGTATTCCATAGAACTGGAATATCTCGGCAGTGACAGTGATATTGCCGACATGGAAAGTCTCATTGACGGCTCAAAGCTGACAGTGCAGTTCATCCACAACGGCACTCAGGCAGAAGCAGTAATGTATCCGTCGGACAGAGTAAACGAAACTGAAATTATTCTCAATGGTAAAGGGCGGCATCGGCTGTCCTTTACGCTGATAGAGGTGTGATATGTACAGTGTATCAAGTCAGTTCAGGGATGCCGTGAATGCAAGGGCATTACAGCATATATCGGGCGAAATAACGCTCCCTGACGGAACTGTCATAGATCTGAACAGAAATGGCAATGAAAATATATTCGGTACTCCGAGCATATCGTCGCAGATAGTTTCAGATTCGGACATTTTCAATGTTGGCGAGCTTTATATCGGAGAATTGTGCATAGATGCGGTGATACCCGAAAGCGCAGAGCTGGAGGGAGCTGAGATAAGCCTGACCGTTACCATTGACGGCGCTGATGATGAAGTGCCGATGGGTGTATGGGACATTTCCGAGGCGAAAAGACAGCCTTCGGGGATAACAAAAATAACCGCCTACGACCACCTCGCCCGACTGACCGCACCGATGCCTGACAGCGGAGTGCCGGGATTTATACAGTTTTCGGCGGCACTGCGGCTGATCGAAGAAAATGCGGATGTGGAATTTGCACAGACCATTGAGGAACTGGCGGCGCTCGCCCCTGAGATAACGGTCAATGAGATATACCCATTTTCCGTATCGCCTGCGCCTACCTGCTGGCTGGAAGTGCAGTATATCGCACAATATCTCGGATGCTTCGTCATTGCCGACAGACAGGGAAAAATTGAATTCAGGCGCTATCCGTCAAGATCGTCAATGACCATTGATGCGGATGAGCGTTTCAATGTGGATATCAGCAGCGGCGCATATTTCGTCAAGGCTTTCGGCTATGCGGACAAATACGGCCATGTTGTCGAGACTTCCCAGAGCGACAAGGGAAGCACATCCTCGAAGATATATCTTTCGCAGGACAATGTTTTCATACTCGATACCGACGAGGAAGACCCGAACAGCAGGAACTATTACATGACCTACTACAAGGGCATCCTTGACCCGTTGATGGAGGAATTCCGCAACCTGAGCTGGTACACGGGAACAGCGGATTTCTACGGAGACCCCACGCTGGATGTGGGCGACATGGTGCTTCTCACTGACGGCATCGTCGGCGAAAGACTTGTGCCGTTCCTGATCTGCCACAGCACATGGCAGTTCCGTGCGCCGCAGACGCTTATCTCAGGCGGTGCGCCACGTTCGGGAAATACTGTCACATCATCGGGCGGCGGCGGAAATGTCTACAATTCCACATCAATAAACGTCACAAAAAACATCGTGACCGTTCCGCTGAAAGTATACTGCGATATGCTCCTCGGAACGGCAAGAACAGCGGCTTTCGGCGGTTTCAGCGCAAAGGAGCAGACACAGGCATTTATCACCTGCAATTTCAACTTTCTCGGAACTGCCGAATCAACTGTACCAAAGCTGACAGTTACGGTCGATGGGGAAAATGTCGGTGCAGAGCCTTGCATATCCCTCGGCGAAGCGGAGAAAGGGACAATATCCCTGACCCTGCCCGTGCAGGTCAACGGCGGAGATCACATTGTCAGGATCATCGTCAGCGACTACGGTGAGATCGTCAGCGGAACGGCAGAGGTGAGCGGACAGAATATAAGATCGCATGAGCCTGCCGCCGATCTGACTGACTGGGAATATGAGATATCGGGCGGTTCTGCGGCGGTGACTGCATACAGCGGCGAGGCGGTAAATGTGGAAATACCCGAAAAAATGGGAGGTGCGGCAGTGACTAAAATTGCAAGTGCGGCATTTGAAGGAAGTGCCGTAGAAACTGTATATATCCCCGACGGGGTGGAGGTGATCGAATGAGCATAACAGGCACAGGCACACAGGCTGACCCATATATCATCACAACCTATGCGGAGCTTGTTGAAAAAGCCGCAGAATCGGGTGTTTACGTAAAAGTTGGCAATGATATCAACATCACGGACGAATATCCTGACGGGGATATGCCGAATTTGCAAATGAACGGCTGTAACATCGACGGCGACGGAAAAACAATATCAAACTGGTACAATTTCAACACGGAGCATTATTCCGTCTCAGGTGACGGAACTATCAAAAATGCCCGAATATCCAATATTTATACAAACTATCATTTCTGTGCAAATGGCTATAGCAGTTCAAAGTATATTTTTGAGGATTGCAGGATAAGCGGAATCATAGTCGGTGACAGAGTTTTTGCAAATCTGTATTATGTCAATAAAGTGATGAAGGGATGCAGTGTGAATCTGCTTCTGAAAAGCGGTGCAGGTTTTTTATATGTACAGCAGGCATACGGAAGATGGGCGGATATTGACAATTGCTATGTGAAGATCAAGAGCGATGGAGGAAGGAACAATATATTTGGCAGTGACTACAACGGTATCGCAACTATGGGAAGCGGTTCCTACTATGAAATCGATGCTCCGAATTTTTTCAGCGGAGGTACATTTTCTACGACTTTCTCAAACTGCGTTTTCGATATTACAGCAAATTCAACTTTCACTTTCAATATTGACGATTCATCCGCTTCGCCGTCCATCATAAACACAACAAAAGCTCCCAACTGCACACCGCAGAACAAACTGCTCGGTGTGACCGCTGAGAATTGGCTCAATACTGAATATCTGGCTTCTATCGGGTTTAATGCGGGGTGATGAGTTATGGCAATAGCAAACTATGATTTATTACAATTAGGATTAGAACAAGGAAATATCGGTTCTTCTGGCGATACAGAAAGCAGCACCAGAGTTCGTTCGGTTGGATATATCGAAATAAGTGCATTTTCGAGATACGCTACTCTGTCAGCAGTTTCATCGACAGGAAAAAGTGTGTTGGTTGATTTTATCGGATATAGTAGCAGAGATTCTTCTGCAATTGTCTGCGACCTTTACTGGTATGGCAGCCCATACAAATTTGATATTACAAGTTACAGCGGTATCAAGTATTTCAGAGTTGTTTTGAAATACTCTGATGATTCTACGTTTTTACCATCAGAAATTGTAACAGCTAACGCAGAGATAGAATATACTCCACCGTGGATTGTTGAAGATAACAGACTTACTAATATTGACCTCCCCGAACCGCTGACAGGCAACTACATTCAAGCACCGTATCCGCCTTTCTGGTGGTACGTTGAAAACGGCAGGCTCACTCATGCAGGACTGCCTGAACCACTTATCGACGGCGCATTTTCGGGCTGTTCCGAACTTCGTGCAGTCAGCATCCCACGTTCGGTGAAGTCCATTGGCGCAAATGCATTTTCTGGAACGGCGCTGAAAAGGGTGCGGATAGCTTCTGACTGCGCCTATTCAAAATCATCATTTCCCGATGGCTGTGTGGTGGAATTCTACGATCAGGAGCAGACAGTTCCGTCAAATATGGAGCTGTACAGGATGATACAGGAATTGCAGGAGGTGAACAAATGAACAAAATAATTCAGTTGATTACAGCCATTGGTGCGGCGGTCTGCGGCTTTCTTTTCGGGCGGATGGACGGACTTATGTATGCCCTCATTGCATTCATGTCGCTGGACTATCTGACGGGCGTTCTGGTCGCCGCCGCTCAGAAAGAGCTGTCCTCAAAGGTCGGCTTCAAGGGCATTGCGAAAAAGGTCATCATTCTCGCTCTGGTGGCGGTAGGGCACATTCTCGATACGCACGTTCTGGGCGGCGGAGCAGTCTGCCGCTCGGCAGTAAGCGGTTTTTACATTGCCAACGAGGGCATTTCAATTCTCGAAAATGCCGCAGAACTTGGGCTTCCCCTGCCAAAAAAACTGATCGATGTTTTGAAGCAGCTTAGGGATGATAATGATAAGGAGGAATAAACATGAACTCACCATATGAAGGAAAATTTAAGATAACGCAGGCTTTCAAAGGCTCAGCTCATGACGGTCTTGATCTTGTCGGAATCGACAGCAAGGAGATCCATGCAACTGC